TTGAGCTACGCAATAGATGCATAGGCGTGTAACGAGACGCACTACACGTGTACCAGCAATAACGTTATGGCAAGGGTACCGGGCAGGGATTGATCCTAGGTAGAATCCGCCTGTTGAGTACCGCGAGGAGAAAAAAATCTAAAAAGGACTTGTTAGACGTATGACTATGCATTATTGTGTTAGACAAACGTAAACGCCGATGTAATCACAGAGAGGACATGCGTATGTACATTTCGGACGCCATTCGTGAGCTGATAGCCTCACGTGGCAGTTCACAGAAGGATGTGGCGGAGCGGCTCGGCGTGAAGCCTCCGTCCATCGCGGTCGCACTTCGTCGTGGCAACATGACCGCCAAGACCCTATGGCAGATACTCGACGTGCTTGGCTACGACCTCGTGGCGGTCCCTCGGGGGACGAAGCTCCCGCCCGAGGCCAGGCGCGTCGACCCGATTGGTTGCGGGGAGGCAGGGAACGATGTCGCTGACGCTGATTGACGGTGGCCTTCCGTCCCGTATGACCTACGCCCAGTGGCTCAACGCCCATCCCGAGGGAATCCACCCATGCCTCGTGTGCGGCGGCCGTCTCACTGCATCGTCCGAGGGGGTCGATGACCCTCTCACCGAGGCCCGCGTCTGGTGCCCCTCGTGCGGCCAGACTCCCGCCGGCGGTTGGACCAAATGTCGTGGTACGACCGACTGGGACACGCCGGGATACCCGCAGATTGATTGGCGGAAGCGGGGGGTGTGGTGATGACCCGTTACGGCTACGCCCGTGTCAGTTCTCGTGGGCAGGCGGCGGACGGCACGTCTCTCGACACCCAGGAGGCCACCTTGCGCGAGCAGGGGTGCACCGAGGTCGTGCGGGAGGCGTTTACCGGCCATTCGGAGCACAGGCCCGCGCTCGACGCCCTCATGGCACGCCTCACGTCGGGAGACGAGCTGGTGGTGACCAAGATGGACCGCTTCGCGCGCTCGCTGTCGGACGGCCTCACGCTGCTTGACGAGATGGACGGGCGCGGGGTGAGGGTGACGGTGCTCAACGTGGGCACGCTCGCGGGCGACCCCGCGTCGAGGCTGCTGCGCAACGTGATGCTCGCCGTGGCCGAGTTCGAGCGCGACATGATCGCCGAGAGGACCTCCGAGGGCAAGCGCAGGGCGCGGGAGCGCCCGGGTTGGCGCGAGGGCAGGCCGAGGGCGACGTCCCATGGACACCCGAGGGCGTGGCACGAGGACAGGATAGGCAGGGGGGAGGAGACGGTGGCGCAGGCGTGCGCGGACATGGGGATAGGCAGGAGCACGTGGTACCGACACAAGGCGGTGCCCGCCGAGGCCTGGGGACGGGAAGTGGAACCCGACCGGCCCGCTTCCTTGTAGTATTCTGAAAGCACTTCGGAATCATATCGAAAAGGGGCGGCGCATGGGACGGGACCGATTCGTGACGATGGGTGCTGCGGTGCTGGGAGTGGCGTTGGCGTTGGGAGTGGCACTGGGAGGTTGCGCGAGTCCGGCGGCATCGACGTCGCAGGACGCGGCGACGAGCACCGAGACGAGCGAGGAACCGACCCCGGCTCCGGTCCCCAAGACCGCTACCGTCGGCAAGGTCACGTTCGAGGTGCCTGACGGCTGGACCCAGAAGAGGAAGGCGAACGATCGCGGGAACCAGTCGTGCCAGATGCAAAGCTCGGGGAGCAAGACGTATATCGCCGTAGTGGCATTCATCGCCACCGAGGATACTGCCGATGTCGAACTCGCGGCGGAATCATACGAGCAGAGCGTCACGGGGACGGACACGGACGCGCTGTGGGACGAGACCGACAACCTCGACCCGGCGTCGCCCTGCGGGGCCGTCACGTTCGCCGGGCGTACTGCCTTCCACGACAGCGGGTCTTTCGACATCAAGGGTGGCTATCATCTGAAAGGCGATATCATATCGTTCGGCTCGCCCGAGGATGGTGGAATATATACCGTGGCCGTGATAGGCTCGGCCGAGGATGGGGCGTTCTCTCACGCGACCTATCAGGTCCTGCTCGACTCGCTCACCTTCGCATAGCCTGGATGGTTCTACCTAACAAGTAAGACCGATACACGTGCCCCCGGGCGTCCATGTGACGCTCGGGGGCATGGATGTTCTGGAACAGGACAGGGTGACCAGGGGCGTGCTCGACGCCTACGGGCACGACACATGCGATGTGTCGGTCGCGGAGGACGCATGCTCATGGCTCAGGTCGGTGAGGGACGCCCGTGGGCGCACCGACCGTGCGGCGGGGGCCGAGCTGCGCAGGCTCCTGGGACGGGGCATAACGGGTACCCGCGACGCGGGGGTCGTGCAGCGGCTCGGCGACCTGCTGCGCGGGCAGCTCATCGTCGACGCCCACGACGACTTCGACGCTTACATGCAGGCCATGGAGTTCGACCGTCCCCCCGAGCAGCGGTTCTGGCTGCCGAGGCGACGCCAGCTCATGCCGCTCTGCCAGGGGATACAGCGGCTGGAGGACGACCCCAACGAGCGGATGCTCATAGTGTCCTGCCCGCCCCGCGTCGGCAAGTCGACCACCTGCATCATGGGCCTCAACTGGCACATGGGCCGCCACCCGCTCGACGCCAACCTCATGACGGGCCACTCCGACAAGCTCACCAAGGGCTTCTACGGCGAGTCGAAGTCGATGATGACCGAGGAGCGGTACAACTACCACGAGATATTCCCCGAGTCGCCCTACGTGTGGGCCTCCTCGGAGGACGAGGCGATAGCCCTTCGCGCGAGGCGGCGGTTCCCCACCCTCACGTGTCGTTCCATCGAGGGCACGCTCACGGGCGCGGTCGAGGTCGGCGAGCACGGCTGGCTCTATGCCGATGACCTCGTGGAGGACCTGGAGGAGGCCATGAGTCCCGCCCGCCTCGACCGGAAGTGGGGCGCGTTCGTCAACCAGGCCTACGACCGCCGCAAGGACGGGACCAAGATACTCATGGTCGGCACCCGCTGGGACGTGGCCGACCCCGAGGGACGGATGCTCGACATGCACCGTGGGGAGCCGGGCTACCGCGAGCTGGTGATACCCGCGCTCGACCCGTCGACGGGTGAGAGCAACTTCGAGTACCAGTACGGGCTGGGGTTCTCGACAAGTTACTATATTGATATGAAGAGGATGACCGATGATGCGACGTGGTGCGCCAAGTACGAGGGTGCGCCGTACGTCCGTCAGGGACAGCTCTTCCCGCCCGACCAGTTGAGGCGGTTCCTGTCCATGCCCTCCGACCCACCCGACGCGGTGGTGGCCGTGGCAGACACCAAGGACCGGGGCATCGACTTCTGCGTGATGCCCGTGGCCTACGTGTACGGCCAGGACTGGTACATAGGCGATGTGGTGTGTGACGATGCGGCCCCCGAGCTGGTGCGCGAGAGGCTGGTCCAGTGCCTCATGCGCAACGGCGTGCAGCAGGCCAGGTTCGAGAGCAACTCGGCGGGCGGCGCGACGGCCCGTGAGGTGTCGAACATGCTCGTCGCGCGGGAGGGCCAGACCGCCATCACCACCAAGTACACGAGCAGCAACAAGGAGACGCGCATACTGGCCGCCTCCCCCTGGATTATGGAGCATTGCCTGTTCCTCGACGAGTCCGAGGTCAAACCGGGGTCCGACTACTCGCGGTTCCTGTCCCAGCTCACGAGCTACGCCCTCCAGGGCAAGAACCGCCACGATGACGCGCCGGACGCCCTGTCGATGCTGTCCGAGTTCGCGTCGCGCAAGCGCAAGGCCAAGGTGCAGGCCGTGCGCCGCCCCTTCTGAGCGTAAGACCGATACGTTTCACTTCTTATGGAGTGCGCAAGTCTACGGGTGGGGGACGCCGCCCCCAATCGCTCGGAGACCCTCCCCGTCCCTCCTTCGGGGAGGGTGCGGGCGAGACGTTCGGAGGAGGGCTAAACCTTGGCAGAGGACACGACCGACAGCACGACCACACCCGTCGCGGAGGCGCAGCCCGTCCCCGTCACGTACGACGGGCGGCATCGTCTGCTCACCTCCAACACCGACATCAACAGGACCAACATCCTTGAGGTGCTCGACATCGCGCTCGGCATCCACAAGACGAACGCCATGGACGAGGACTGGCTGTGGCGCTACTACAAGGGTTGGCAGCCGATTCTGGACAGGACCAAGGATGTCCGGCCCGAGATTTGCAACAGGGTCGTGGAGAACCGGGCCAACCAGATAGTGTCCTTCAAGGTCGGCTACCTCGTGGGCGAACCCGTCGTGTACACGGCTCGTTCTGGGGCCGACTCCGAGGCGTCCGGCGAGGCCGATGACGAGATGTCCCGCAGGGTCCAGAGACTCAACGACATGATGGTTGCCGAGGACAAGGCGGCCGAGGACCGGGACCTCGTACAGTGGCAGATGGTGTGCGGCACGAGCTACAGGCTCGTGCTTCCCGACAAGGACCTGAACACCCGACCCGATGATGTCCCGTTCGAGATTCACACCCTCGACCCCCGCCACACGTTCGTGGTCTACTGCAACGACGTTGCCAAGGAGCCTGTGCTCGGCGTCACCTACGTCAAGGACGAGCAGACGAGCCGAGAGATATATTCCTGCTACACGGACACCACCATGTTCACGATAACCAACCATCAGATAGTCAGCGAGCAGCCACACTCCCTCGGGGCGATACCCATCGTGGAGTACCCGGCGAACCCCGAGCGCATGGGTTGCTTCGAGGCGGTCCTGCCGTTGCTCAACGCGATAAACCTCATGGAGTCCAACCGGCTCGACGGGGTGGAGCAGTTCGTACAGGCGTTGATGGTGTTCAAGAACGTCGACATCGACGCCAAGAACTATCGGGAGATGCTGGCCCTCGGTGCCATCAAGATAAACTCCGCCGAGGGGGTCGACGGGAGCGTGGACATGCTCGTCTCGACCCTCGACCAGGGCCAAACGCAGGTCCTTGTGGACAACCTCTACAGCACGGCCCTCGACATATGCGGGATGCCTCGCAACCAGGGCGGCGGCGCGTCGACCTCCGACACCGGGGCCGCCGTCATGCTCAGGGACGGATGGAGCCTCGCCGAGACCCGTGCCAAGGACAGCGAGCTGACCTTCAAGCGCAGCGAACGACGGTTCCTCGGCATCGTGCTCGGCATCTGTGACACGGCGGAGCACCTCAAGCTGTCCCAGCGGAACGTCGACATCAAGTTCACCCGCAGAAACTACGAGGCCATACAGAGCAAGGCCCAGGTCTTCTCGACGCTCATGGGCGTTGCCGGGCTGCACCCGAGGCTCGCATTCGAGTACTGCGGCCTCTTCTCGGACCCCGAGACCGCCTACGCGGATTCCAAGTCCTACTCCGAGGCCAAGGCCGCGACGGCCCAGGCCTTGTTCGCATCACCACAGGGGAACGACGCCGGAGACGGCGATTCCATAGCGGGCGACGGCGCATCCGTCGCAGGGGGAGCGGACGCGACCCGCGATACCAAAGCGAACCCGACCGAAGGGACTGGAAATGGCAATGACTAGGGAAGATGTCAGGGCAATCCTTGGCGAGACCGCCACGGACGAGGCCATCGACGCGATTCTGAACGCTCACTCCAAGGACATCGGAGGCTTCAAGGGCCAGCTCGACAGGCTCAAGGCGACGAACGGCGAACTTGCCGCAGCGAACGCCGAGTACGAGAGGGCCAAGGCCGAGAACATGTCCGAGCAGGAGAAGTGGCAGGCCGCGCTCGACAAGGCCAACTCCGTCCAGGCCGACTACGCCAAGCGTGTGGCACGTCTCTCGGCGGGTCAGGTCCTCGCAGGGGCCGGGGTCGCGGACGAGTCGGCCAACGCGCTTCTCGACGCCTTCGACTTCTCGGACGAGACGCAGGGCAAGACGGTGGCCGAGGCCATCGCGGCGTTGCTCAAGTCCACGGTGGCTACCACGGAGGAGACGGTCCGCAAGGAGATTCTCGCGGGTACCCCACGCCCCCCTGCGGGCGATGACCCCGACGCGCTCCCCAAGACCTTCGCCGAGTTCAGCAAACTCCCTGACAGCAAACAGATTGAGCTTAAGAGGCAGGACCCCAGCATCCTCTCCAAGCTCGCCTAAACGAAAGGATTCACAATGCCTGGTACATTCGGTGGTTTTCCGTTCGATGAGGAGATTTTCAACCGCACTTGGCAGTCCGTGCCCGACCTCGTGTCCACGGCTCTTCTGACCTCCGGTGCCATGGTCGAGGACTCCGCAATCGCCTCCCAGATTGCAGGTGGCTCCAACACCTACACCACACCCTTCTACGGCCTTCTCGCCCAGAACGCACCCGAGAACTACGACGGCGCGACCGACATCAAGACCGACACCCTCTCCGGTACCAGCGAGTCCGGCGTCGTGTTCGGCCGTATGCACGGTTGGTCTGCCGACCAGTTCGTTGGTGACTTCGGCACGGGCGTGAACCCCATGGGTGCCATCGCAGGCAAGGTCGCGGGCTATTGGAGCCACTACCGTCAGAACACCATCATCTCTATCCTTGAGGCCGTTCTGGGCGTCTCCGGCATGTCCACCCATACGGTCACGGCCGCCTCCCTCACCGCCACCACGGTCTCCGATGCCGCTTGCAGCATCTACGGTCAGCACAAGGACCAGCTCGCCCTCGCCATCATGCACTCCAACGTCGCCCAGGCCTTCGAGGACATGGAACGGGTCGAGTATCTCAAGCAGACCGACGCCAACGGCATCCAGCGTGCCCTGCCCATCTATCAGGTGAACGGTCTCACCGTCATCGTGGATGATGGCGTCGGTGGTACCGCAGCCGTGACCGACCCCTCCACGGGCAATGTCACGACCCCCGCCACCTACAACACCTACCTCCTTGCCAACGGGTCCCTCAGGCATGCGTCCGCCCCGGTCACTCAGCCCGTCGAACTCTTCCGTGACCCCAAGACTCGCGGCGGCGTCGACATGCTGTTCACCCGTGAGCGCGAGACCATCCATCCCAACGGCTTCTCCTACAAGCTCCCGGCCAGTTGCGTGTCCCCTACGGACGCCCAGCTCGCGGCCAAGGGAAACTGGTCCCTCGTGGCCGATGCCGCGGCCGTGCCCATCGCCAAGCTCATCACCCCCGGGTTCGCGGTCTAGGCCCGGCCATGAGCGACGCGGAGAAGATAGTCGAGGTCAAGCTCTCCTGCGGGGAGGAGGTCACCGATGCGTTGGTGGCCTCCGCCCTCGCGCGGGCCAAGGACACCATCCTCGCCCGTCGATTCCCCTTCGTGGCCGACCCCTCGGCCTGCGAGTGGCCCACCCGCTACGACTCGCTCCAATGCGAGATAGCGGCGTTCCTCATCGGCAAGCGCGGGGCCGAGGGCGAGACATCCCACAAGGAGAACGGCATCGACCGCGTTTGGGCCACGGACGGCATCCCCACGTCCATGCTCAGGCGCGTCATACCGTTCGCGGGAGTCCCTGATTGACGTGCGGTGCATGGAGCGCAACAAGCGACCCGTGTGGCTCGTCCGTGACCTCGGACAGGTCGAGACCGTTGACGCCGAGGGGCACAGGACGGGCCATCACGCCCAGACCTGGGCCGCCCCGGTCCTTCTCATGACGAACTGGGCCGTCTCCGGTGGCGACGCCGCCAGCAGCCCGTTCGGTACCGACGCCCAGTACGACCTCTCGCTCGTCCTCGACAAACAGATTGTGACAGAGGGCGACAGAGTGTATCCGGGGGAGTGTCCGAAGAACGGTTCGCCCGAGGACGCCTACGAGGTGGTGAAGGTCGCCCCGAGCCTCAACTCGGTCGCGGTCGGCCTCACCGCCGTGAAGGGGCGGGTCTGACATGCCTACCTTTACTATCAAACTATCAACCGATTCCCTCGCGGGTCTGCAAGACCAACTGAACGAGTACGCCCTCCACGTGGGTGCTGCGACCAGACAAGCGGCTTTGGAGGTCGCCAAGGCAGGCGCCGAGGATGCGCGAGAGACGGTCCCCGTGGGCATCGGTGGCCTTCGTTCGTCCATCCGCGCCGTGCCGACCGCGAGGGGCGCCGCCGTGGTGGCCGCTTCGCGGGAGGCTGCGTTCGTGGAGTTCGGCACCGGACTCGGGAACGCCGGACCCGACGCCGCGAGGCTCGGGGTCGGTCCGAGAACGCTGGGACACCAGGACTGGGCGAACGGCTGGCCCTTCTGCTCCCTCATGGCGGGTGATTGGCGAACGACCACAGGACAGAACGGGCGCGGATTCATGTACAAGGCGAGCCAGCTCATGCGCAGCCAGCTATCCGAGACGGTCGCACGGGAGGTCAGGCGATGAACGACTTCGAGTACGAGATATACGACGTTGCCGTGAGAAGCCTTGAGGCCTCGTTCCCCGGCATCACATGCTCCGCCGATGACCTCACGGGAGAGCCGGCCCTGCCCGCCGTCCAGATTGTCCTGATTGACCAGACGCCCGACACCAAGACCGCTGTGAGCGGTGACCACGAGGTGTTCACGTGGCACCAGTTCGAGGCCCAGGCGTACAGCTCGACCGGATACATGGAATGCAAGGCCATCCTCAAGAACGTCGATTCGACGCTATCGAGGATGGGTTTCACACGACAGATGATGCAGCGTGTCGCCAATGCGGCGGATGGTTCGACGTTCCGTATGGTCGCACGTTGGCGGGCACGCATCAACGCGCGCGGGGAGGCCTCGGCCTGATTCAGACCGATACCTCGGTCATGCCCGCAGACATCAAACTTATCACTAAGGACCTCACGAAAGGAGCCTTTTATGGCTATCGCCAGCATCGATACATTCCTCATGAACCTCAACGCCACAACCAAGAAGTTCGAGAAGCTGCTCGACATCAAGACCTTCCCGGACCTCGGCGGTGCCCCCGAGACCATCGACGTGACCACGCTCAGCGACCACGTTCAGAAGAACCTCGCGGGCATCCAGAAGATGAGCGCCCTCGCGTTCACCGCCAACTTCGACAAGGATGACTACGCCAAGGTCGTCGCCCTGGAGGGCACCGACCAGTCGTGGGCCGTCGTCCTGGGCGCGACCCCGACCGGAACCCCCGATGGCCACAACGGCATCTTCAAGTTCCGTGGCGAGATTTCCGTCTACCTCAAGAGCGGAAAGGTCAACGACCCCATTGAGATGGACCTCTCCATCGCCGCCAGCACCGCTCCGGCCATCGATGCCGTCCTCGACCCCGTGGGCCTCGCCGAGGAAGACGCACCCGCCCTCGTGACCGAGTAATCGGCATTCGACCAGCGGCGTCACCCAACAAGGAGGAAGCATGTCAGAACTGAAACTGATGGACGAGACCAAGAGCTTCATCGAAGTCGAGGATGTGGACGGCAAGACCGCCTACACCCTCGGCTTCAACCGAGCCGTCGTGAAGTCGATGGAGAGCCAGGGCTTCGACGCCCGTGAGTTGGACACCAAGCCCAACACCATGATGGAGATTCTCATCATCAACGCCTTCAAGTGGAAGCAGCCGAAGATGACCCCCGTGCAGTGCCTCGACGCATGGGCCACCTTCGATGACCCCCAGGACCTTCTCATGGAGCTGGTCAAGCTCTACAGCGTTCCCGCCAATGCCCTCATTGCAAACCCTACCGGGGAAGCGACGAGCCGCATGAAGTGGCGGCTGGTCTAGAGGGGCCGGCCGAGGAGCTTCCCGCCGACGTATCCAACGGGAGAATCTTCGACAGCGTTCTTCCCACCTATCTCCTCATAGGCATGACCCCCGAGGAGTTCTGGGAGGGAGACCCATGGTTGGCGGCGGCCTACCGCGAACGGGAGAGGCTGCGCCAGGAGAGGCTCAACGCCGAGCAATGGAGACTCGGTGCGTATGTCTACGAGGCAATACTTCGGTGCGCCCCCGTTCTCACGTTCCACACCGAGGAGACCAGTCCGGAACCATGGCGGGAGAGACCGTTCGGCATGGAGGAAACGCTGGAATCCAAGGAGAGCAAGCGGCAGGAGGAAGCCCGCGTAGCGAATAGCCAGGTGGCGGCAGCCCTTATGAACTTCGCGCATCAGTTCGAGGAACGATAGGGGCAGCTCATGTCCGAGGGAACCATAGACGAACTCAGAATCGAAGTCGAGAGCGACGCGAGTGCTGCCCAGAGCAGCATTCGCGCTCTCGCGGCCGATGTGGGTGTTCTCAAGAGCGCGTTGAGCGGCGGGACTTCCGACCTCAGTGCGTTCGCCAAGGACATCAACGCTCTCAAGGACGCCAAGGTCTCGCCCACGGTAGGAACCCAACTCCATGCGATAGCCGAAGCCGCCAACTCGTTGGGGTCCTCGGCCAACAACATCACCGCACTCGCCCAAGGCCTGAGCGGTCTCAACGGCCTCAAGGTATCCTCGTCCATCGGCTCTCAGCTCTCCAAGATAGCTGCCGCGACCTCGGGCCTCGACACGGCGGGCATGGGCGAGGCGGGGGCCGCGATAGCTTCCATCGCCAGCGGTGTCTCGGGACTCTCGGGCGTCAAGATATCCTCGTCCGTCGCCAACCAGATAAGAAGCATCGCCAAAGCCATCCCCGAACTCAACTCGGTCGACATCGACACCGCGCAGTTCGACAGGCTCAACGTCGCCCTCAGCTCGCTCTCCACCATACCGAAGAGCAACATCACCTCGCTCGTCAACGCCCTCAGGAAGCTGCCCGAGGCGGCCGCCGGGCTGCACTCGCTCGACTTCGCCAGCTTCGCGTCCGACTGCCAGCGGCTCTCGGCGGCGCTCGGCACGCTCCCCACCAAGCTGGAGTCGGTCGGGTCGGGACTGAGGGCGCTCAGGTCGGCTTCCGTGGGGAGCATGTCCGGCGCGGCGTCGGAGGGCAACGCGCTCTCGGAGTCGCTCGGCAGGATCGTCGGCATCGGCGCGGGCGTCGCCGGCGTGGTGGCGTCGTTCCAGCAGGCGTCGCAGGCCGTGTCGTACTGCGTCACCCAGGTGAACAGCTACATCGAGGACATGAACATCTTCAACGTGGCCCTCGGCTCCTACGCGTCGAACGCGCAGACCTACGCCGAGAGGGTCGCGTCCGTCATGGGCATCAACGTCCAGGACTGGATGCGGAACCAGGGCGTCTACGACACCATGGCGCAGGGCATGGGAATCGCCACCGACCGCGCCAAGGAGATGTCACAGCAGCTCACCCAGCTCTCCTACGACATATCCTCCTACTACAACATCAGCGTCGAGGACGCGAGCACCAAGGTCCAGGCGGGCCTCGCGGGACAGCTCAGACCCCTGCGCCAGCTCGGCTACGACCTCTCTGATGCTCGCCTCAAGGAGGACGCCCTCGGGTGGGGCATCAGCCAAAACGTCGATACCATGACCCAGGCCCAGAAGGCCACCCTACGCTACAAGGAGATGCTCTCGCAGTGCACGTTCGTCCAGGGCGACATGAGCCGCACGCTCGCGTCCCCGGCCAACCAGCTCCGCATCCTCCAGGCCCAGTTCGAGGTCACTGCACGCGCCGTGGGCGAGGCGTTCCTCCCCGCCCTCACGGCCATCGTCCCCATCGCCATCGCCGTCATGCGCGTGATAGAGAAGCTCGCATCGGCACTCGCCGCCATCACGGGCGGCAAGGTCATAGCGGGCATCAACTACTCGTCCAACAAGTCGGGTACCAAGACCTCGTTGGCGGGTCCCAAGGCCAAGGCGGCCGCTCCCGCCGCTATGGGGGCCAAGGCGGCTGGCCCCGCACTGACGGCGGGTGCCCCGCTCATGAGTGCGGTCTCGCCCCTCATGGCGGCGACCGCACCTGTGCTCGGGGTCGCTGCGACCGGAGGTTCCGGCGAGACGGCTGCGGTCAAGAGTCTCACCATGAGCTTCGACCAACTCGCCATCAGTGCGGCCACGGCGGCCAAGAAGATAAAGGAGATACGAGACTACACCCTCAGCCTTGACGAGCTGCACGTGAACGACCCCTATGAGACGGCATCTTCCGGTTCTTCCGGTGGTGGGGGTTCTGGTGGCGGAGCCGGGGGCGGTGTCGGTGGTGCTGGCATAGACACGGGTGCCCTCGATGCCCTCGACCTCGACCTGCCCACCTACGACTTCCTCGGTGCGGCCCAGAACATGACGGACGGCATCCTTAGCGAGATGATGTCTGGTGTCGATAAAGCGGGCACCATCATGCAGCCTCTCGTTGGGATGTTCGCCGATGTCTGCAACAGGATAGCGGCTCAGGCCAAGGGTCTCGACATCGCAGGTGCGTTTGGCGGGGCCGTCCTCGCGGGCCTTACCGCGTTCTCGGCATTCGGCATCCAGGCGACCACCATCCTGGGGAACATCCTCGTGGCGTTCACCGTCCCCGAGACCTTCACGCTGGCCCTCGCCACCGTGACCCAACTGTTCCTGACGCTCTCCACGGGAATCGACGCGGCGGGGTCGTTCCTCAGGGGGTTCACCAACCTCGCGGTGGTACCCGCCGTCGCGTGGATAGGTAGCGAACTCAGAGGGGCCATGGTCCTCGTCATCGACGTGGCGCAGCAATGGCAGACGTGGTTCTCGAACAACTGCGACGCGCTCGGTAGGCTCGGCGGCGCGCTGGGGCAGGGCACGAGTCTCGTGCTCGGGTTCGCCGCCGCCCTCGCCACACCCATCCTCAATGCCATCGCGGGGACCGTCGAGGGCATCAGCTCAGCAGTCATGGGCCTCGCCACCATGCTCGTGAGCCTCGGCCAGGCCACCCCGATAGTCCAGGGTCTCGGTGTCGTGCTCGGGGCATACATCGTCAACCAGGCGGTCATCGCGGGCGTCAGCCTGCTCGGAACGGCGTTCGAGCTGATGGGCAACCGGGTGCTCGCGTCCTCCACGACCGCGACCGCGCAGGCCGGAAGTCTCGGCACCGCGCTCAAGGGAACGCTCGGCGAGGCTTTCGCCAACACATCGGCCATGGCGAGGACCTTCAACAGCGTCGTGTCGGGCAGCCGCGAGACCAGGCAGAGCAGCGTCTCCGAGACGGCCACGTTCAGGACGGGCCTCGCATCCCTCGCCAGCAACACGGCACGGGCGGCGGAGGCCCAGATGGGATTCGCTTCCCACCTCGGCACCCTCAAGGCCAAGCTCGCCGCAGCCAAGACGCAGGTGCAGGCCTCCACCGAGAGCATCACCTCGGACACACGGGCGACCAAGGCGAACGGCGAGGGGCTGACCCTCGCATCGCGCCTCAGGGAGAAGTACAAGACGGCTACGCAGGCCGCCAAGGACGCGGAGATTGCGGCCACAGCGGCCACCGGGACCTCCAAGGCGAGCCTCAAGGAGCAGGCCGGCCTTCTCGGCACCGCAGCGGCTCAGACCGTCGTGGCGACGGGAACCAAGGGAGCGTACACCATCGCCCAGATTGCAGCCAACGTGGCCGAGACGGCGGGGGCCGCCGCGTCGAGCCTCCTGGCCGCAGCCATGGACGCCATCCCCGGCATGGCGCTGGTGAGCATACTCGGGGCGCTCGTGCCCCTGCTCGGCAACATGGTCAGCGGGTTCGTCAACTGGCTCGCCACCTCGACCCCGCTCGCCCCGCTGTTCAGCGGCATCAACAGCGTGCTCTCCGCCCTCGGCATCACCACGAGCGACACCGCTTCCGACACGCAGGACGCCACCGATGCCACCGACGCGAACACGCAGGCGGCCCAGGAGCAGGCGGACCAGCTCAAGCAGACCACTAGCAGCATCGAGGACTACGCGAAGAGCCACGGCTGGCTCAAGGACGCCATGGACGCCAACGGCGTGCGCGCCGACGACCTCGCCGCCAAGGTGGGCGGGGACGAGGATGCCTTCGATGACGCCGCCCAGGCGGCCGACGACTTCGCCACCGCCACCGTCAACGACTTCGGCAAGATAGACGAGTCCTCCCAGATATCCGTCGACGAGATGGTGGACAGCCTCAACAGCAACGTGGCGGCGACCGCCGACTGGTCCGCGAACCTGCAAACGCTCATGTCGGAGACCGGGCTGGGTGCCCAAAGCAACTTCATCAAGGCCCTGGAAGAGGGCGGACCGACCAAGTACAGCAAGACCCTCCGGGACCTCGTGGCCGACGGCAACGAGGACGCCCGCGCCCAGATAGTCGCCGACGACAAGCAGATAGGCACCGAAGGCTACCAGAGCTTCGTGGCCGGGGTGAACAACAACGGGGACACCTCCGACCTCACCAAGGCCATGGCCGGCTTGAGCACCGCAGCCGCGAAGAGCACCACGCTCCACGACCCCGATTTCAGGGCGTCGGGCGAGGCCAGCGGCACCGCGTACAACGACGGACTCGCGAGCACGACGGACGCGGGTAACAAGCAGGGACAAGCGGTCCAGACCGCCACGGTCCAGGGTATGAACGGCGGCGCGGGCTATGACGCGGCCAAGAGCGCGGGTCGCAACCTCTCAGGTGGCTACTTCGACGGCATCACCGAGGCCGCGAACGAGAACATGGGCAGCATGGCCGCCGTTCGTCAGACCATCATCGACAGCCTCAACGGCGGCAACGGTTACAACGAGGCCCTCTCCGCAGGCAAGAACCTGGGAGGAGGTTTCTGCGACGGCATCGACACCGTGGGGAAGCGCGCGGTGAACGAGGCGGCCTCGATGATGCGCAAGGCCGTCGAGGGCTTCAACAGAGGGGCTGGATACAAGCAGGCCAACGACGCCGGACGCAACATGTCGGGCGGCTACTGCGACGGCATCGAGTCCTACGGCAGCAAGGTCCACGCCACGGGCAGCGACCTGGCCGACACCGCCGTGGGCGGCCTCGGGTCCAGGCACGGCGCGGCCGAGGACGCGGGCAGGAACCTCGGTGGCGGCTTCGGCGACGGCATCTCCGACACCAGGTACACCCTCGCCAACGTCGGCAGCGATGTTGCGCAACAGGTCGTGGCTGGTCTCGGTAGCAAGCACTGGGGCGCGTACGACGCCGGGCGCAACCTCGCGGGCGGGTTCGGCGATGGCGTTGGCAGCATGGGCCTCTTCTGGGTCGGCAGCGACCGGGGCCAGGACGCCGTGAACGGCATGGGCGACCACTACTGGGGCGCATACGACGCGGGCAAGAACCTTGACTGGGGCATGGTCAACGGCATCAACGCCCAGAGCGGCGCGGTCTACTGGGCTGCACACCGCGTGGGCGAGAGAGCCGTGCAAGGCTCCCATGACGGTGCCCAGGAGGGGTCGCCCTCCAAGGCCACCTTCCAGCAGGGCAAGTGGTTCGACATGGGCATGATAAACGGCATCGACTACATGGCCGATGACGTGGCCACGAGCGCGGGCAGCATGGCGAAGGGGGCCATCACCGCGGCCAACCCGAGCGCGTCCTTCGCCCTCCGCTCCGGCGCGCTCTCCCTGGGCACGCCCGCCGTGAGCGTCAGTTCGAGCAGCTCGCAGACGTTCACGTTCGACCAGGACCGTCTGTTCGACACCATCGAGCGGGCCATGGTCTCGGCCATCGAGAAGAAGTCCGGCGTGTTCACGACCGAACTCGACGGGGTGGACGTGGGCAAGCGCATCGACTACGCGATGAAGAAGGCAGGGGAGTGGTAGAGGTGTTCCAAGCCAAGAACGAGGGATATATACGGCTGTCCCAGAACGGGACCGATTGGACCTCGCTCCCGACCCCCAAGAAGGGGTCGGGAACGTTCCAGGTGCAGACCACCGTGAACGGTGGCCGCAACGCGAATGGCGACTTCATCGGCCAGCCCATAGGGTCGGATAAGTGCAAGATTGATTGTTCGTGGGCGGCACTTGAGGATGATGCATTCCACAACCTCCTCGCGCTCTTCGACCGGGACCAGGGCGGCTCGTACGTCTGGTATGTGGAGTTCTACGACCCGCGCTACGGGCGTCGCGTCGTGCGCGAGATGTACGTGGGCGACCGCAAGGCGACCCCCTACATGGCCGACTCGTCGGGCAGGGCGACCATGTGGGTCGACGTGCAGTGCAACCTCGTGGAGGTGTGAGACGGTGAACGTCTACGAAATCGAGGACAGCTCGAAGCCTTTTGTGGTGAAAATGTCCCTTTACAAATCTGGCTTGACCCTTTGGAGGGGTTCGGTCAACCTCGGCGACTGGGCGCTCGTCTTCTACGTCGATAGCGGCGCGAGCTTGCTCAAAGTGTGTTACGAGTCGCCAGAGACGTCCAAGGAACAATTGTCCGAGGTCTTCAACGACCCCGGGTTCCCTGTCACCATCACCAAAGACTCGGCGACCGTCGACATCACATTGTCCTTCGCGGCCTTAGCCTCGTCGCCCATTGTGACGGTCACCAGTCCCGGTTTGTTGTCAACCCCCGTGGCGTTCCTCTATACAAAGTGGGGCACGTCGCGCAAGGTCTGGCCTGCGGACGAGCGCACGGGCCTTTGGGCACTGTCCGGCCTTGTTCCTGTGTCGTCTCTCACGACTCCTCTCAGTCGGTGGCACGACGAGCAGCAGAAGACCCTCATGGCTTCTGCGACTTGGACGCTGACGCACTGGACCGCCACCTTTCCCACGGCCACCAGTGATTCGGGGGCGGGTTCCTCGACGCCATCAGACCTGCTCGTGAGGACGTTTACGAAGGAAGGGACACCGGTCGGGTCCCTGCTTGATATGCAGACTAGGGAAATCGTCTCGGCCACAAACGATAAGAGCGTGGCCTCCACCGCCACCATAAGGCTCCGTCCGCCGTCGGCGCTCGGCAGCACTTCGGAGATAGACGCATATGTGTCGAGTTTCAGCCTAGGCTCTCCGCTGCGTCTCGCGGCGAAACTTGCGACCACTGACAGCGAAGCAACTTCCACGAGCTATTGGTTCGTGGAGAGCGCCACCTACGACCGTGTGGGAGGCCATGTAACAATCATCGCGCAAGACCTGCGCGGATTGCTCCAGGACACGACGTGCGACCCCTTGGACTTGCTTGGTGGGACGCCTCAGTGGTATCCATCGACCCTCGTCAGCAGGATTGCGGACATCGTGCTCGTGGGTCCTGTCGCCGATAGGTCTCACGGCATCGCGGGTATATCCACGCACGCCCAGACAGGGTCGCTCGAATATCCCGCGAGACCAAACGTATGGGCTGTCGTGCTATGGGCACCCGACTCAACGAACGAGAAGCTGGCCCCCTTTCCGCTCATCGTCTCGGATGGGACAGGCGACAGACTGTTCTACGCGGGGGTTGGCTACATCCCGTCTACAATGACGCTCCTTGACGCCATAACGTACCATCTCGCGCTCACCGGTTCGTCACTGGTCCCCGGGACAGACGGCGCACTTCACGTCTCGGTGGCTACGCCAGGCACTGCCAAGCCTTCCGACTATAGCATCAATTACGGTATGTTACGTGACTCGCTCGGGGTTAAGGCGTTCGTGCCCAATGTCTTCTCCGACGCCAAGGTTCACGACTACCGGCTGCGCTCGGCGTCGAACCAGTATACCTCAGCGGACGCGACGCTCTTGCCAACCGGGGGCACTGTGGTGTTCCAGCAGGACACATGCACGGCGGCGGGCCTCTGCGCGGTAAAGCGCGGTGAGGCGATGACCGCCTCCCCTTCGGTTGGTTGGCTCGGATTCCCCCACTCAACCCAGACCCTTCGCTCCTTGACCTACGACGCCGATATCTACGCCGACGTGCTTAGCTCGCTCGGTACCGCCTCGGTGACTATCTACCGGCCCACGATGCAGGACTATGTCTCGCAGTCTGTCGCCGTAGGAGGAGCGCGGCTTTATGACAACCCGCTTCTCGTCGTGACAAGCTCCGTGAGCGCTGTACTGGCAGGCGTCTGCCGCGACTTTGGCAACCTGTATACTTTCGACATCAGGGATGACCCGAGTCTTGAGGCCGGCATGACAGTACAGTTGCAGGTGGACACCACCTACAAGAACGTGCTGATAACCGAGGTGGACCGGACGTTCAACGGCGGGGCCACGGCCACCGTCACGGCGGTCCTGCTCGCCGACACGGGAGTGAAGGTGATACCGGACTCCATTGCGCTTTCCGGTACGTTCGAATGGCGCACGGGGGACGGAAGCCCATCGGTGGACATTCACCTCGTACCCGACGATACCGCCCTCGTGGCGGCGGGCGTCTCTCCCGGCTCCGTCGTCGTCAGGCTCTACGAGGACGGGACCCTCGTGGACTCGGGAACCCCCATGACCATGCGCGGGGCCAACGTGCCCCTTGCCTACGACGGCCGGGCAGGGTTCAGCGTCGAGCTGCTCGTCGGGGGCGTGAGCAAGGCCAAGGTGGCTCTCATGCGGTCTGCCCAGCACTCGGCACGCTCCGACGCCCTCGCGTCACCCACCGCCGACTGGAACGACACCCTCAACGATTGGAAGGCATGACATGGCTGACACACCCACCTACGTAGACGAGGCCTACCCCTATCCCAACCGAATCAAGCTCACCGCGGTGGACGCCCCGCACGGGGTCTACGACATGACCCGCCAACCGGGGGACGGGACCGCGGGGACGAAGCTCAACGCGGCCTTCTTCAAGGGCTACCAGGACCACTTCGAGGCCAGCGTGACCGCCAACGAAACGGCCCGCGAGAACGCGGAGACGGCACGTGCCACGGCCGAGACCTCCCGTGCGTCGGTGGAGGCCTCTCGTGTGACCGACGAGACGGCGCGAAAGACGTCCGAGACCTCCCGTGCGAGCGCCGAGGGCGCGCGCGTCACGGCGGAGACGGCCCGCAAGAGCGCGGAGTCCTCTCGTGTGAGCACCGAGACCGCTCGTGTCACGGCCGAGTCGGCGCGGAAGACCGCCGAGACGGCCCGTGCCTCGGCGGAGACCTCCCGCGCGAGCGCCGAGACGGCCCGTGTGGGTGCCGAAAGCTCAAGGGCGTCCGAGTTCACCCAGA